GGGAAGATTTGACTTACCCCTTACCGAAATAATTTAATTGACGATATGTTTTTCGTCTATGACAGTTTGCACATCGCACCTCGCACTTATCAATCTCTTCTTTGATACGGTCAAGCCCATAACCTGATGCTTGGCTGATGTTGAAGGCTTTATCACGCATATGGTCAAATTCCAACACTATTGGGTCGGCCTCTCCGCAGCCCACACACGGGTGTTCTTTTAGGTAAGCAAGAACATAATCTCTCACCACAACCCTATGGGCTTTATTGTAAATTGCCGCACGCTGTTTCATGACGACACGATTTTTTTCGTAATGCCGCCTTACTGCTTCGCGTTGTTTGTCTTTGTCTTTGTATGGCATGCTGGTGAGCATACCAAAAGGTTCATACTTTGTAAATGCAGTATGATGTTTTGGTTGACCGTCTTTCCGGCCTGTCAGCCCCGCTACGCAGAGCATGTCCCAACCACGAGACTGCGACAAGTTGTTACTCTTTGTTTGTGGATTTGTCAACGACTGGCATGAACACCGAGACATGCGGCTCCAGTTTGTCCCAAGCCTCTTGGATGGCGGGCGTCCCCTCTGACCTGATGGTCTTACGGAGACGCTCTATGTATTTGTAGATCGTGATGGGCTTAATCATTCGGGGATCGGGATCGCCTCGTACTTCTTGCTGATCTTGACCAGCGGGTCACCCTTGTTCGTACGATCAAACTCTCCGCCTTTGACGTTGGTCAACTGCGCTTCCTTGTCGCGCATCTGGGTGCGGGCCATCAGCAGCGCCTTGCGGTTGGCTTCTTGCGTGATCTCCAGCGGGCGTTCCATCAGCACCATACCCTTGCGGGTGATCTCCACGCCCTTGTAGCCCATCGGCATCAGTTCGGGGTGACGCGATGCGGGGACAATTTCCCAGCCCTTGCGGGCCAGCGCCACTTGGTGGGCGGGGTCTTCAGCGCCAAGTACGGTACGCATCTTCCATTCGTAGGACCAGCCGTCTGGAATGATGCCCTTCTCAATGTAGTATTCGTCGGTGCCATCGTCACCCAGATCGGTGTCGTGGCCACGCAGTTCCGCTGCACGGCGGGCGGCACGTTCGCGGGGGTCTTCTGCGGTGGTAGCGTTGGGGCGCATTTCGGGGCGTAGTGTCATTGCATTTTCCCTTCCTTTTTGAGGGCCACTTTGTGCTTGGCATAATCCTCTGGTTTCATTCCCATCATTTCAGCCATTTCGCGTTCTGCGGCAGTAAGACGCACCACGTTAGAGCTTGCAGATTGGCCTCCGCGATTTGCAGGCGCAGCGGCGGGGGCAGCGTCACGGCGGCGGACGGCCTTTGCAGCGTACTGGTCATCAGTGTCGTTCTGCGCGGGTTTGGGCGTCACCTTTAGCGTTTCTTCGATGGCGTCAAAGTATTCGTCGGTATCGGTGGGAATGCCATCGGCCACGGCGAGGTTGTGGGCGGCGATCATCTTGGCGTTCAGGCGCTGATCCCGTACAAATTCAGGGTGACGGCGGACCCAATCTGCGCTGCGGGGCGACAAACGGCTGGCAAAGTCCTCAACGGGGTCCAGCGGTGCCATTTGTGGCTCTGGCTGACGCGGTGCGTTCTCCATTGCCTCCTTGCCGTTGTTCAATTGGAGCAGTTTGGCCTCGTTGGCCGACATTTCCCGTTGAATTTTGGTCGCGCGGTCAAAATCACCACTTTGCAGGGCGTAAGTGTGCGCCTGACCAAGCAGTTCCAAGTCCCGATTGACCGTGTCGATGGCATTGACCACCAATTGGAGGTTTGTGTCATCCACTTCGCTCTTGGCGCGGTGGGTTTCACGGTTTGCCTGATGCGCTTTCTGCTCCGCTTGGATGCGGGCGGCCTTTTCTTCGGCCAGTTGGCGCTTCAGGTCGGTGATATACGCAGGTTCTTCTTCCTGCGGGGCCTCCGGCGCTTCTTCTGGGGCCAGTTCCAGTGTGATTTCGTCTTCGTCTTCCATTGGGGTTCCCTTCAGTACACGGCATCGGGGTCTTGGACCCTGCCCTTGATGTTTACATCGTCGAAGATACGGCACAGGACGTTGTTTACGGTGATGGACCAGCCGTCAGACGGGCGGAAAATCAGCCAATCGTGGTCGTGGAACTCCATTCCATTGAACCAATTGCCGTCCTGCTCGAACGCCAAGGGGCCGCGCTTGACCAAAAGCCCCACTTTTGACTGGTAGCGATCCTCATCAACGTGGCTGTCCGTAAGAATAAGGCCACTTTTAGTTTTGGTGGGGCGCAAATAAGTCGCCAAAAGGACTTGATTGTGGAATAATTCCACATTAGAAATGTCACCAAGTGATTCGAGGATGGTGACTTTTGGGTCTGTTTCGTGCAACATGGGCATATGCGGCATGGTTAATCCTTCAGAGGGTTTTGTTGACGACTGTCTGTGCGTCATCGCAAAGTTCGATGACCAAGTCCAACGCGGCGATCCTACCGACCGCCTCGCGGTATTCTTCCATTGACGTGATTGAACGCCCCCCAACGATGTTGGTGGCGATGTGATGGCGCTCTTCGCTTATCAGCCTTCGAAGCTCACGTTCGAAAACGCTGCTTGCCGTCTGGATCATTCTAATCACTCATCATTGGTGTGACCCCCGACAACATCTGGAGAAATGTCGGGGGCCACGATTAGGCGCAGGGAGGGCGCGCCTTATGCGTTCTTACCATACTCGTCAACTTTTTCAAGGCGACCTTTGCCACCGCCCGCCCCGTACTTCATTTTGGGGTAGACCTTGCCGCCATCCTTGCGGCCCATCATTGGCATCGGAGCGCCAGGAGGGGGCGGCGGGCCTTCGCCAGCGGCACCAGCCATAGCAGCGCCAAGACCTGGCGGCAGCGACATGCGGGGAGGCGAGGGCGGGGGCATCATCGGGGGCGGACCACCAACGGGAGGCATCGGCGCTTCAATACCCATAGGCTTGTTGGCGCTGTGGGGCATCACGTTGATGCTGATGTTCGTGGTTCCCTTGGCGCGGCCACCAGTGGCACGGGCCATGCGGCCACCATCTTCCTTCTTCGCGGTCTTGGCGGAATCCTTGAAGTCTTCAGCGTCAGGCGCACCCTTGGAGCCAACCTTACGCATCTTTTCCTTGGAACCGTTCTCAATGCGATCACGCTTGGCATTGATGTTGGCATAAAGACCGCCGCCGTCTTTGTATCCAGCCGAACCGCCGCAAGCTTTGCACATGCAGTCTTTGTGGTGCATTGCCTTGCCGCCAGCTTTGTAGCCAGACGCCATGGGGTTCATGGCGGGCATCATGGGGGAAGACATGCCCATACCCATGCTACCGCCACCCATCTTTGCGGTGCGACCGCCAGCTTTCAGGCCCTTCATGGACTGTTGCTTGTCGTGTTTTTTGTCAGCCTCGGAGGCTTCCCACTCCTTCATGGACATGCCGCGCTTGGCAGCCATCTTCTTGTCTTCCATCTTGTCCTTGGCGGAACCTTCAAACTTCTTTGCCATGCCGCCTTTCTTGTAGCCAGTGGGGTTGCCCATAACGTCAACGTTGGGCATCCCTTCAGGACGACTAAAGGCTTTCATTGCGGCGGCAGCCGTGTCTTCTGGCAGCGGCGAAGTAGTGACTTTAGCGGGCTGCATGACGTTCGCCACTGGGCGCTTAGGGGGCATCGGGCTGGTGGTCATGGTCGTTGATGCGGCAGATGCTTTAGCCGCAGGGCGGGCCATCGGGCGGGGAGAGGTGGTCGGTGCCAGTGCGCGGTCAGCCTTTTCAGACTTGGAGAAGAAATGGCGGACTTTTGCGTTTGTATTATCGCCCTTAACCCATTCGAAATCCACGCCTTCCTTGTACTTGTCGTCTGAACCGCCAGAGGCTTTTGCAGTACGGCCCCCGGATGCACGGCGGGTCATGTCGCCCTTGCGGCGCTGTTCGGCTTCCCACTCAGCTTGCTGCCTTTGGGCTTCGTTAAAGCTTGCTTCTTGCTTGGCGCTGACCTTGCGACCGTTGATGGTCCCCATCGGCTCCATGTCTTCGCCAGTTTTGGTGGGGCCGACAGCGTCAAGCTTTGCGCCAGAAACAACACCAGCGTCTTGATAGCCAGCGCGACCGCCACGCTTGAAACCGCCAACGTGCTTGACGCCTTCGCGCTCTTCGTTGGCATCTTTCTGGTTGGTGTTGGCCAGACCGACCTTCTCTTGGAAGCCACGCGGTGCGCGGGACAGGTTGGTCTTGGCCTTCTCGCCCTCGACCTTACCACCCGTCTTGAACGCGCGGCGCGAGATCGGGCGCATACCCGTCTTGGCATCTGCGTTCAGCTTTTCATCTGGGGTCCAAGTGGAGCTGTCCACCTTGCCGCCGGAGCTTTCGATCAAGCTCTGGGCCTTCTTGTTTTTTGCTGCGCGCAGCGCCTTGAAATCCATGTTGCGATCCTCTGAGGTTATCCGGCGTCCCGGTCGTGACCGAGAGCATACAACGAAGTGAGCGACATTGCACGTTCGATGTTTTTGCCTACGCCTTGCGTTGGAACATGGGCGGAATGTCCATTTCTTGTTCCACCGTTAGCTGCTCCGGCGGCTTGCCGTGGAACTCCAAATCGAGATACGCTTTTCGCGTCAATGGCACCCCCGTTCGCCGCATGAGGCTGATCAGCGCCTCCTGTAAACCACGTTGGCGGGCGGATGCCCCCTGCTTTTTTGACGACCTGATTTCTTGCTTCATCTTGGCTAATTTCCCCGTTGCGGTATCTGGCCCAAACGCTGTCAATGTCTTTAGCGTTCTTTGCCGTCTTGAATGTGTCTGGGAATAGCCCGCGAACGGCTTCCCATGTGATGGACTGCATCTCGCGCGGGTGAATGCCTCGCGCCTTAGCCGCCCGCCTGTAGGCCTCAGAGTATAGCGGATATGTACCCTGAACGCCAGAAATAGACGAGCCTCCAGCGTTCGGCTGACCCTTTCCGGCATAAGACCCGAAGTTGTGCGCCACCTCCACAGAATTGCCGGAAAGCGGGCGCATTAGGGCGGCAGCAACGGCGTGGGTGTCGATGGTCACGTCACCTTTGGAGGAGTTCGGGTGCAAAATGTTGTTGTAAAAGTTGCGGACTTTGTGCTTTTCACCCATCAGTTCAGAAAGTTTGTCAGGGTCGTGCGCCGTGTCCAGCGCCTGAACTGCCTTGGCGATCTCGGTCAGCGAACCCCAGCCTGCGCCAGCATTTGCGCCAGCCTTGGTCTTAACAAAATCGCCAAATGTGCCTTCTGGGTTGACGATTTTGTACTCTTTTGGGTTGTAGGTCTGGTCGTGAAGCCTGATCCACATGGCCTTTGCGATGGCCTTTTCGTCATCTGGGATGTTTGCGCGATCCAAATCACCTAAAGACTTTCCACGGATCATGTCATGGATGCCGCCGTACTCAGGTTTATTAAGAGATTCAGTACCTTGCAGTGTTTTTTCCATTTCGGGGCTGAACGCAAAGCCATGATAATGATTATCGCCCATGCCTTTCATGGTGTGGATGACGCGGTGGGCCAAAGAGACGTTTTGATACCAGTCCTTTTGGGGCGACATGGCGGCCAACACACCAGCGATGGCGTGATCAGGAAGGTTGTATTCCTTCGCCCACTTTTCGGTGATGGCCCGCGCCCCATCGTACCATTTCTTGCCGCGCTGCCGAATTTCCGGCGGGACAGCATCGTGCAGCGCCAAAAGGTTCTGCGTGGCATGGTCAATAAAGTGTTCTGCAAGACCATCGTCGCTGGCATTCGCGGCCACATCGGCCCGAACATTGGGATAACCGCGTACGATGCCGATGTGCTGGTTGAAAAGCTTAGGCGTGGACTTCAGCGCAGCAAGGTCAACAGTGTTGGCAGTGGTGTTGGTGTCCAAAAGTTTCTTAGAGGTGATCAATCTCTGTGGAATAAGCGCAGCATGATCAGGGCCAAACGCTGGTGTCCCAGAGCGAAATGGACCAAGGTATGGCTGTAAGTTTTGAGAGATGACGGGGTTTGGCTGCATTGGCGAGGTCATGCCCAAAGCCTTTTTTACAATGTCAGCCATATCACTTCCCCTTGGGTTTCAACGCCATTGTAGCAGCCTTGCCATCTTTAGAAAAGCCGCGCGTTAGGGCGAGTGCTTTGTCAACCGCGCCACCGCCAGCCTTGCCGTGAATTTTGCGGATTGCGGCCATTGCGTTGACATCTTCAGGCCCCATGAAGTCTTCGGCACCCTCGTGATGCACCCAGTGAGGCAAAATTCCAACTTTTTGGTCCGCAAAGGTGCTATTTTCAGTACGAGCCTTGCGGTTTCTCTCGCCAGATACAGGGTTGAAGTTCAGCCAGCTATTCTGGCCGCGCGTCTCGCTGGTCATCGCCATGCGGGCGAGGGGCGAATACATGGCGGCGTGGGAGCGCCACGCGTTTTCTTCGCCGTCGGCGCGGAAACCCACACCCTCCTTCGCGTGTCCAAAGTAGTCGTGAACGGCTCGGAAGATGTCGTTAACCGTTACTGGCTGGCCATTCCACGTCTCGCCGGAGTCTTGAAGCATGGGGTTGTTTTTGATCTGCTCTTCCGTGATCGGCCCGTCGCTGCCGTAACCAGAGTCTGTCGGGAAGACAAACATGTGGTTGTTGTTTTTGATGTCCTCAGTCGCCAGACGCGGGGAGGCGTGGTACGGGTCCTCTTGGGTTTGCGGGTCCCAGAACTCAACCTTGAAGCCAGCCGCCTTTGCCGCGTGGTACTGCGCCATCGTCTCTTTGATCATTGCAGCGTACGATGCCTTGGTTAGCGGGTCGCTGGCGTCGTCTTTCATGGCTTCGTAGGCATCGCTGATGCGTAAAGCGCGAGTTGGGTCAGCCTTGGCGTACTTTTTTGGCGGGTTGTACGGCAGGCCAGTGCTGGCCATGTAGTCACGCGCAACTTGCCGAACGTGGGGGGCGGGGGCAGCGTGAATAACCTGCCCCGTCATCGGGATTGTTACTGGGGTGAGGAGGCCCTCAAGAGGTGCTTCGTCCGGTGCTTGAAGAACGCCACTGCCTCCTCGTACTCGTCCTGCGTCTCGAAGTTCTCCCGCTTGGGCGCGTGGCGCTGGATTGAAGGGTGCAGCTCCAGCTTCGATTTGTGTTCCGACATTTGATACTCCATTTTGATTGTTGCTTTCTACACCATCCATCTCGCCGCCGCCAGCCTTGCCGACACGACCGCTCTCATCGTCTGGGAGCGAGTGGTAAATCTGGCTTGCGTTATCTATCGTTGGCTCAATGCCAGCGCCTTGCAGGATAGCCTTTGGCAGGGCTGCGGCCATGCTTCCGTCTTCAAGAGTATGGACTTTTGCTCTGTCCGGCCCAATGCGTCCATAATTTTGAAGAACGCTGCGGATGCCGTTGGCATCAGCGTCCTGACGATGAAAATTGATCAGTTTGTCAATTTGTTGGAAGTGGCCGTCTTTGCTGCCAATTGCGGAAAGATTGGTGTTTGGCAGTGCCGTTGCTTTCATACGGTCACGCCAGCGGTTCCAGAAGTCTTCCTTGGTGTTGATACCTGCGCGGCGCATCCGTAGCATGTGCATCCCGTTAGCTGGCTGTTCCATTTGTTCCACTTTTCCACCTTCTTCCTTGCCGATCATGCCACCGCTGCTAAAAGCGAAATCCGTTTTTTTTCCGTACACGGGGTTCTTTGCGTAGACCAGCGGGCCGATGTGCAGGGCCTCGTCCGCAGCCATGACAGGCTCTTGCGTCTCGCGGTCGTAGAAGTACGAATGCCGCTCAGGGTCCATCCCTACCTGACGCCACTGTGGGTCGTTGTGGACCGTCTGGGACAGTTTGAACGCATCCTCCGGCGTTGTCTTCTTCCAGTTGCCGTGAACGGTGGCGATTGTGGATTTGGGCTTGCCGCTTGCGATGTTTAGAGCGCCAGTTGGGTGGACGCCAAAGCGCGGGTTGCCGATGTGCGCCACGCTGTCGTAGCCGATGACCTCACCTGCCGTGAAGTCTGTCTTTGGGTGGTGAACGGACACCACCCATGTGTTCTTCTTCTCGTACGCCGGAATGTCGAGGCGCACCGCCACAGGCGTTCCTTCCTCCAGACCTCTGGGGGCAAAGGCCTTGGGCTGCTTGTCCTTGGTCAGCGCATCGTGGACCTGCTGATCGGACGCAGGAGGAACTGGTGCTGCGTACGGTGAAACTGGTTTGATCTTGTTGACCAGTTCCGCGTGTGCCTCGCGTGACCCTGTCCCAGCCTTTATTTCCTGTGCAGACGGCCAAAGACCTTTTTCACGAAGGGAACCTGTCGCACCACCCTCTTCCTTCCCGACCGTACCACCCTCAGATTTTGTCATGTCGGGATTAAGTGGGTCAAAGTTGCCGTTGTTGCCGATGGCGCTTTTGACCTGATGCGGGTGCAGCGTCACAAAGGAACGATTGCCAGTATCCTCAACGTCATTGGTATAGATAATGCCATCGTGTCCCGTTGACCGAATGACACTGGCAGCTTGGCGTTTGTATGCAATGGGGTGTCGTTCCCGTTCAAGGTTGTTGGTGATAGAATCCAACTGATCGGCAGCCCTAGAATATTGGTGATTTGAGTCGCCGCCAGACATTTCGCGTAAACGGGCAGAAACCTGTCCAAGCATATGCCAGTCGTTGATCCAACCCCACTCTTTGCCAACATCAATTGGGTTTTTCATGCTGATATGGACAGGCATTACCTGCCGCGACAATCTTCCTTCTGCGTCCCAATACCCCTGATTTGCTTTACTTCCACCGCTAATACGTTCATGGGCTGCATCATTTGTGCCAAAGTGGGAAAGAGGGTGAAATTGGTTAAAATCATTCAGCGTCCCATGGTAAACAACGGGCGGCACTTCTGGATGGTTTCCCGCAATGAAGTTCATGCGGTTGTCACCCATAGGACCACCCTTGGCTTTACCGATGCGCCCACCATCCGCCTTGTTCATGTGCTTTTGGTTGGGGTCGAACTTGCCGTTGTTGAAGATCGACTTGATCTGCTGGGGTTCCTTCAACGCCACCACAAGGTCACCGTTGTGGCGGGCGGGTATCCAAGCATCGTGGCCCTTGCGGCGCAGGGTGTCGAACCAATCGGACTGGGCGGCCTTGTAGTTAGAGCGCAGCACCTCGTCCGGCAGGTCGCCCGTGTAGGGGTTCTCGGCCTTCACATAGGCGGGGATCACGCGGGACGCGGTGTTGGTGGGTGTCAGCTTCCACCCTGCCTCGTGCTTGTAGCCTTGGCTGTCGTTCTGTTCGGCGTATTGCGATGCCTCCGCCGGATCGCGCGTGAACCATGTGCCGTGCCGCCCCACGTTGAACGAGGTGAAGTCCTTGTCCTTGCTGGTGCCAGTGTAGAGGACATGCGGGTCACCATCGGTATGGGTCGCGCTGTTGCCAAACCAGTTGCGGAACTCGTCTGTGTCGGTGACGCTGCCACCGCCCGACTTGGTGATGTCGGGGTCGTTGGGGTCAAACGTGCCTTGGTTGCCGATGGCGCTTTTGATCTGCTCCGGCTTGAATGCAACGTACTCTTTTGACCCATCAGGGCGGTGGGCGATGATGCCGTCAAAGCCAGAGTTGCGGATTGTTTTGTGGATATTCTGCTGACCAAACTGGTTTACCATTGCGCCATGTTGGGTGTCGGTCAGAAACAAGTCTCGAACTGTCGCGGTGCCGTCATCCAGCTTCTTAGTCAGCTCGGCGGCTCTTGCCTTGTCTTCGTCGTTTATGCCTCCAAGCCACAAGCCCTGCTTTATAGCGTCCTTGATGTGGTCGCGCCATGCTGGATGCCGCAACGTATCGTCTGTAAAAGGCTGCTTCATGCTGACGTGCAGCTTCATCACTTGACCATGCGGCTTGGCATCAGCCTGATCGGCGCGGATGCCTTGGGCATAATCACTGGCCACGTTGGGGCTATCTGACAGGTAAATGCCAGCGCCGTAACTGCCATATTCTGAGGGTCTGAACGTGCGGAAATCTTGGGCGGCAATGTTTTTGTTAGTGGCCTCTTGGTCAATATCAGAGGTCCATTTTCCGTCACCGTGATATTTGTGGTCCTCTACAATCTTTGGCGCGTTGCCGTGGTACAACACCTCCGGCACGTCTGGGTGGTTGCCCTGCTGGAATGCCACCTTACCACCCCCAGCATGAACCTGACGGGGGACGTTTGGCAGGTATTTGGACGGGGCGATCTGGCCGCCAGCGCGGTCCTTTGCCATGACGGCTCTGGCAAGGTCTAGCGCACCACCTTTGGATTTTCCGATTTCGCCTGCCCAGTCTGCGTTGTCTCTGAGGTAGTCAGAAACCCCTTGAATGTTCCCGTACCGCTCTTCTGGGGTCGCATCCATGCGGTCTTCTGTGTAGTAGGCCGTTGCCTCGGTTGGGCGGTCCATATACGGGGCAGCACCAATGCCAGTCCTAGTACGGCCAGTGCCATACATATCCGTTTCTTCGTAGTTATCTATCCAGTGTTGTGTTTCGTGACCCAAAATCTTTCGAATATACGCCGCAATACCACCACTATTGTTATAGTCCTGAACAAAGTTTGGGCTTAGAACAAAAGCGCCTGTTTTAGAGTTGTACATTTCGAGCGGGATACCGTTGGCCTTCATAAGGTCAGTAAGTTGGCCCTTTACAACACTCCTCTGGTCGGCAAAAGCGCCGTCCACACCAGTGTGTGCATCTATGGGGTTCATATAAACAGGGGCGTTAAACAGTTCTGGGTAGTCTTTGTACAGTGTAGGATGCTGGTATAAATCACCAAGGGTCCGCACTCCAGCAGGGTACACTTTATCATTGTGCGGGTTGGTTGAGACGACCTTTGGGGTTGTTCTCAGCGCCTCGTATTGTTCTGCTGTTTTTATGTTTGATGCTGCCTCGTTGTCGGGCTGCTCAAACCGCGTGACCTCATCAGGCGTGGTGAATTTGTGGGCTTCTGGCGCTTCCGCAAAAGTCTTTGCCTTTGGCCCAGCAAAGTACGCTTCTTGCAACATGGGGTTTTTCACAACAGGCTTAGGCCGCACACCTCCAAACAAGGCATAGCCATCACGCTTTTTGTCCATACCCTTGGCCGTCAGGAGTGCCGCCCGTGCCGCCTTGTCCATCACTTCTTACCTCTTTGAACCTGCATGGCCAGCTTGACAGCATCAGCGGCGTGGTCGCGTTGCTGCATGTCGCGCTCGTGCTGCATCCGAACCGCATCGTTCATCTGGTCGCGGTCCATGTCCATCTGCTTGGCTTGGAGGTCTTTCTCGCGGTCCAGATCGCGGTTCTCGTCGTTGGCCATGTCGCGGCGGGCCGACAGTTCCATCTGCTTGGCCTTGTTCTGCTCGGCCATCATCTTGATCTGGAGTTCCTGCGGGTTCGGCCCAGCGGGACCAGCAACACCCGTGGGGGCTGCGGGTTGCTGCGCCTTGATCATGGCAGCCTGCGCCCGCATCGTGTCGGCGTCAGCGCGCTGGTGGTCGATCTTGAGGTCTTCCATGCCCTTGAGCAGTTCGGGCGATGGCTGGTTGCGCTGGTCTTCCGGCTTAAGGAACTGCTCAGGGTTCGACCAGCCAATGGCCCGCAGGGCTGCCTTGTCAATGGCCAAGGCGTCATACATGTCGGGGCTGGCAGACTGCAATTGCTTGAGCGCCATGACCTTCATCAGGCGCTGGCTGTGCGATGAGGTGTTGGGGTCGGCCTGCGGCACCAGTTCCACATCGGTCAGGGCTTGCAGGAACAGTTCCTCGTTCCACACGATGGTGGGCTTGCGGTTGCGCTCCCAGAAGCTTTCGGGGTGTTCGCGGAAACATTGCACCAGCAGCGAGAACTCCTCGGCCTGCGCGCTGTGCATCCGCTTGTGGACGGCGTTCAGGATTTTGGTGGCCTGTTCAATCATGGCCAGCGTGGTGCCAACGGGCGCATCGGCACGGCCCTCGCCCACCTGCAACTCAGACGTGCCGCCCACGCGCATCCCCGTCTCGCTCATGTTCTGCACCAGCGACATCAAGGCACCAGACGGCTCCTTGTAGGGCAGCGGCATGATGGCATCGCCAATCTTCTGGCCGCCCGTCTTGACCTGCGCTCCACCGCCAGGCGGGACGCGGAAGATGTTGGTGTTCTGACGCGCGCCAGTGTCCGAAATCAGGAAGCCAGGGAAGTTGGCGTACATGCCAGCATCCAGCAATTCCCGCCACGCGGCGGTGATCGCGTTGGTGGTATTGCCAAGGATGTGCAGAAGGCCGATGTCATAAAAGCCCAAGCCTGGCACGAACGTGTACTTGACGAACGTGGTGCGGGCTTCCGGCAGCATCCCCGTGTCGGGCTGGTCGTAGTTGCGGGTGATGGACAAAATCTCACGAGAAGAAACATCAATGGTCACGCGGTAGGGGATTTCCAGCCCCGTGATCTTGCCCTTGAATTTGTGTTCAAACTTCTTGATGTCCAGTTCGCAGTAGATTTCGTAAATCTCGCGGTCGCGGTCATCGGGGTTGGCGGACGTGGTGGTGATGCCCTGCTGTGCTGCCTTGGCCTCTGCGGCAGCGTCCGGCGTGACCTCCATCGGTGTGGACAGGTCGATGTCGCGGTAGACCCCAAGAATTTGCAGGCGCTTGACCGTGGACGGCTTGAGCATCACGCGGTGCGTGATCCGCATAGCGGTGGACAGGTCGGTGGCGCTGTTGTTGACGATCAGGTTGTCGGCATCCACGCTGTCGCTGGCCGGACGGTTCCGCAGCGGGCAGAAGAACACCTTCTTGAACGAGGTGCCACCAAAGCCCAGCAGCAGCAACATGCGGTCGGTGTCGGGGTAGTATTCGCGGGCCGTGGCGGTCAGGAAGTGGTTCATGTCCTTCTCAAACGCATTGGCAAGGTCATCGCGCTGCGTGGTCGTGCCATTTGCATCGTCGCGGATTTTAACGGGGCCATCGGTCGGCAGTAATTCCGAACGCGCGTTCGCTTGGAAGCGCAGCACGGCCTCTTGCAGCAATGGGTGCCGGACCTTGGACATGCCCTCAATCGGCGCGCCATCGCCACTGCCTTGCAGGCCAGGGATTTCGATCTTCAGGCCCAAAAGCTTAATGCCCTGCGCGCGGTCGTCGATCCACTCGGTGCGGCTTTCAAGGTCGTCGGCGACACCACGCAGGAGGTCTTCCGCGATCCGCGCCAGTTCGCTGTCGTCAATCTTGCTGGACAGGTTGTCAAACCAGCCTTCGGGCTGGCCTTCCACGTCTTCGGCGTCCGCAATGGGCTTTCCGTCCAGCGACAGGGTGATGGACCCATCGCCGTGGTCGATCTTCATAATCGCGCCGTCTTCGTTGACTTCGGGGATGTCGGCAGCCTCATCCGCATTTTCAATGGTTACATCCATGTCGCCCAATTCGTCGGGCTGGCTGTCGCCAAGGATGCGGATGTTGGGGTTCAAGCCAGACATAGATGGTCCCTTTCAAGGTAATGGCCGTGCCATTGTATCAGGCACGGCCACCCTTGTCATCACTCGTTGAGAAACAGCACCGCAGCCGCCAGATAGTTGATTGCCCCAAGCAGTTCGCGCTTGGCTGCATCGGTGTCCATGCGCTGGCTTTCCTGTATCTTCTTCATGGCCTGCCCCAGAGGGAAGCCCAGCCCCACGGCGCGGGTGATGGTCAGGGCGGGTTGGTCCATGAACGACAGGCCGTTGCCGTGGCGCACTGCACCCTTGCCCTCCTGCGCTTCTTCCAGTGCATCGCGCAGCACCTCAAACAGGTCAGAGTATTCCGGCTTCACGAAGACGCTGCGGAACTCTTCGCTGCCTTCATCAACATCATCCAGCCAACAGTCGCAGATGGGGTCACCGCAATCGGGGCATTCGTCCTCGTCCGGCCCGCACTGGCACACGCCGTCCTTGCAGGTGGGGCATGATGGTTCATCCACCCAGACGTGATCCGCCGGATCGCCGTGCAATTCGTCTTGGCGATTTTGCGTGATACGGTTTTTGCTGTCGTCAATGATGTCTTGGATTGCCTTTTTCATGCGCTGTGTTTCCATGTCATACGCGAGGTGTTCTTTCCACTTAGCCATTGATTGCCTCCACTGGTCGGTCGGGTTGGTTTTGATATTTTCCATCGTACTGAGCAAGCTTTGCGGTTGAATGGAACAGAAGTTGCGCGATGCCCGACCCAGCCGGAATGTGCAGGCGCTCGCGCCCGTGGTAAACAAGCTCAAGGGTCAGGAAGCCAGCCCACCCATTTTCCACCACCGTGTTGAAGACGCTCAACCCGCGCCTTGCCCACGAAGACTTGTCGTGGACAACGGCGCACATATCGCGCGGCATCTGGAACTCTTCAATGGTGCTGGCCAGCGTAAAGTTGCTTGGTGACCAGATGCCATTTATCTCAACGCCCGCCGCTGTAAAGACGATGTCTTGCTTCACGCGCACATCGTACCCCGCCTCGGACAGGCCGTGGCTGGTTACACCACCGCGCACCTTCTCTGCCAGCATGTCCTTGATCGGCTCATAGTGCAGGAGGGTTGTGCCATTGATGATCATTGCTTCAAGCCTTCCCGCGCCATTCGGGTGATCTTGCGGACCACGTTGCTGCAACGCGGCGTCTCCATCACGGCGATGGCGCGAAGGGTTTGCTGTGCGGCGTCAAGCCTATCTGAACAGGCCATCATTGTGTCACACCAGCCCCCTGTTTGCTCAACCTGTTTGGCAAGCTTTTCTTCCAGCCGAGCGATCTCTTTCCACGGGTTCCAGATCATTGCAGTTCAGCCTCCGATTGTACGATGTCACCCCAGTCGCTTTCGGCGGCGTTGTCAAACAGGTGCATCAGGTGGTTGGTAAGACGCTCTGCGGCGTCAGGGTTTTCGATGTAGATGATGACGCCCCCAAGGGCGTCAACCTTATCGATCAAGGCCGATGCGTCAGACCCAGCGGCAAACAGCGGGCTGTCCTCCACCTTGGCCTTGTCCACGAACCCGATAAACGGCGTGGGCATGTCCCCGACCATCGCCATGCCAATGGTCATAACGGTCTTGGGGCTGCCATAAACGACCTTCACGCTGGGACCATGCCGTTGGCAATGCCACGCGCCATGTTGTCGATTTCCTCGTTGACCACCAGTCGCAAGACGGTCAGGGCATCGGACCGCATCCCCTCGTTCACGCAGCCCAGCCAGAACGCCACAGCGCCCTGAAACGTGCCAAGCAGCACATCGGGCGGGGCGATCTGTTCGTCGTTGACCATTGCGCCAAGCGTTTCTGCCACGCGGACTGCCACGTTCTTGATGTCATCGTTCATTGATCTGCTCCATTGCTTTGAACGCCGCATCCTTCTCGGTGGCGGCTTCGATGATAAGGTCAAACTCTTCCTCGGTGTCGCGGTCAATGACGTGGACGGCCCACTTGCCATCCCCGAACGGCTCCACGGTGGCGTTAAGCTTCTTCGTCATAGACATAGTCATTCGCCTCTATCATGCGGTCGCAAGATTCCGCCACGCAACCAACTATCGCAGACTTCATAATTTGCGGGTGAATGCCTTTTTTCTGCACGGTGAACCCATAGATCACATAGGTGTGCGCCAGCGCATTCATCACCTCGTTGTTATCGAGCTTGTGTTCGTCAGCGTGTTCTGCGGCTGCTTCAATCATAGCAGCAACCATTTCCTGTACTTTTTCCATTTGCCGATCCCTCCATCAGGCGTTGTATAGCGGCGCGTTGTGGTTGCCGTGGAAGACGCGACTGTCTTCAATCTCGGCCATCCGTTCCGGCGCTCTTGTTAACATACCAACATCTCTTAGATGCTTCAAGCCCATGGAGACGGTGTCGACCAGATCGTCGTGCGCCCCACGAGGGAAGGATGATGTCTGTCTGATAACCATCTCGGCCCAGTCTTTGTTGGGGGCGTAGACCATGCCTTCGCTGAAGATGTGCTGGATGCTATACAGCCGCGCCACCTTGTCTAGCGTCTTGGGGTCGTACATCTGGACCCCGAACTTGGCGCTGTTGAACACCCGCCGGAGTTCTTGCGCCACGCTATGGCCCGCCGCCTTGTTTTCGATCAGCAGCGTGTCAACCTTCATGCGGGCGCATATGTCTTCCACCTTGACGACCAGATCGCCGATCTCCAAGCGGTCCTGCCACGCGTACATCAGCATGACCTTGGCGGTCGCGCCCAGCGCCTCGGACTGGCTTGCACTGGCCATCTCAATGGGCCGACCGTAGCGGTCTACCATGCGGGTTGCCTCCTGTGTCCCAGACGCACTAAAAACGCCCCACACGGTCAGGGCCGATGGGTCGTTCTCGCTCTTGGTGGTGTAGGCGGTGTCGAGCGCCGCCACGATGTATTCGATTGGCGGGTATTCCGAGGCCGACCACGGCTGCCACCATTGGTCCTTGACGATGCCGCCCCCGCGCGGTTCGGGGCTTTGCTGGTATTGCCCTGCGGTGGCGTATGGCCCCATGGCGGCCTCGTCGCGCTCGACAACGTGCAGCGGGAAGCGGTCCTCGAACAGCAGTTCGCCGTCGATCTCGCGCGGGTCGGCATAGCCCAAGCTGGTCACGCAGGCGCGGTTGGGGTCAAACCGCATCGGCAGCATGATGTGATCGTAGCCCATGTCTTTTTCGAGGATCACGCCGCTCGTGTCCCGCTCGTGCAGGCGCTGCATCACCACCACAATTGCGGACTGGTCTGGGTTGTTGAGGCGGGACGTGACGGCCTCTTTGAACAGCGTGGTGACGCTCTCGCGCTTGGCGTCAGAGTTGGCATCGTCCACAGAGTGCGGGTCGTCGATGATCACGCGGTCGCCCCTGTAGCCCGTGATCCCAGTGAACGCGCAAGCCTGCCGCGATCCCGTGGCCGTGGTTTCAAACTTGGCCTTGGCGTTCTGGTCGCCCGTGATCGTAACGCGGTCGCCCCAGTGACCCTGATACCATTCGTCGGTCACCAAGCGCCGCATCCGCAGGCTGTCGCGGATTGCTAGTTCGAGGCTGTGGGACGCGCAGACGTAGCGCATGTTGGGCATGTTGCGCGGCCCCCACTCCCACGCGGGCCAGAACACGCCGATCAGCAGGGACTTCATGGTGCCTGGCGGGACGTTGACCAGCAGGCGGTTGTAGAACGTGCCATCGTCGTTCAGATCGCCATCGGTGATCGCCTCAAGGTGCGCGCAGATGAAGTCAATGTGCCAGCCGTGAACGTAGGGCTGGCCGGGTTCGATTACCGACCACGCGGCCTTGACGAACGATGCCAGCGACATCTCGCACTTGCGCTTTTCGATTGCCCGCAGCGTGGCAACCTTGTCAATTGGCCGTGCAAGGGTGATCACGCCCATAGCAGTTCCACCAGCCCGTGATCGTCAAACACCCCGCAGCACAGGCCCTTGCGGCCAGCGTCAAGGCACACGCGGCTCTGACCCTGAAAGATGCCAGGTGTGTGGCCATGCACCACCATCTTGCCCCGATAGCTGCCGTCATAGCCTTCTGGGTAGCGGAACAGTTGCGTGTACGCCTCCGGCTGGTCGATCAGGTCATACGCCGCATGTACGCCAGCGTGTACATACACCCGCGCCGCATCCTCGTGGTAGCGCGGCAGCGTCTGGAACCAGTCCAGATCGCGCTGCAACGCCTCGGCGTCCAGTTCGCCCGTCAGCGGGTGCTTGTAGGACAGCACGGTCGATGCCCCACCATTGTCCAGCCACATGTGCGGGTCGGGCAGGCAGATCATGTCCTCGTGGTTGCCACGCAGGCACACGGCGTTTGGCAGCGACCGCACCAGTGCCACCACCTCGCGGCTTTCGCTGCCACGGTCAATGTAGTCGCCCAGAAACACGATCTTCGCGCCAGCGGGTATCTGCGCCAGCAACGCCTTAAGCGGGGCCAGCCGACCGTGGATGTCGGTCATCACATAGGTCTTGTCAGGCACCACCAAGCGCCTTTTCCAGCACGTCAAGCTCGTCACTGGACAGGTTGGAAATGTCCAGCGTGTGGCTCACCTGCATCGTGCCAGTGGTGGCGATCTCTACCTTCTCGCCGTACTTCTTGGGCTGCCTGCGCGCCGCGTTCCACTTCAGGCCGTCCATTGCAGCCCGTGCGTTGTTTGGGTCTATTCCGCCCGCCATCAACTTCAAAACGCATTCACGGATCAGGTCGCTGTCGTAATCGCCTTGGTCCTCGCGCGCGCGCGCATAGTCTGAAAGAAACTCCGGCTCTTCCCGCAGCCATCTCCGCACGGTTGGATAGGACGGCATCGTTTCTTTGTTGTCGTCCAAAAAGTTTATGAGGCCAACGCCACCAGCGATAGCCTCTAGGATTTGATCCGCGATGTCTTGATCGAACGGTGTTTTCGGCCTGCCGCCTGCCATGATGTGGCCCTTTCATAGATAGGATGCACACAATATAGATCAGGACATGCAGAAAAGATAGATGGGGGCCGAAGCCCCCGTTTGTTAGACAGGACGGGCGATCTTGGTCTGCTTTACGCCGTCACGTTCACCATGTTCTTTGACGGTGGCTTTTACGGTCAGCGTCTCGGTCTTGCCGCCCAGAATTTTAGTGCCTTTGTAGATTACCACGTTGCCCTGCGCGTCATTCATTATGTGCAGGTAGGACGTGCCGAACTGGCCTTCCATCGTGACGATGTGGCGGATGGTGACGGTGAAGTTGCTGCGCTCACCCACGGTGCCGATCCAATTGGACCCAGCAGCCTCTTCAGCGCGCTTGGCTGCAAAGCCTGCCACACGGGCCTCTGCGCGGGTGATCATGCCCATCACGGCGCGGGTCTGGGCTTCGGTCAGGCCGCCCCACTCGTTGACGTTGTCGCGCATGGCTTCGTAAAAATCGCCCAGCGAGGCTTTGACCACGGGGTGCAGGGCGTTGAGGTAGACAGTGCTGCTCACGTCTGCAAACTCGCCGCAACGGAACAAGAAGTCGTCTGCGCGCTTGCCATCGGCGGTACCGATCCACTTTGCGTGGCGCGTCTTGTTTGCGTTAGCGCGGATGTTGCGCGCGATGGCATTTTCGTAGGCAAATTCGTTTTCGATGAAGGTTCCGCGTGTCATGTCAGGCTCCAGTGGTTGGGTTGGTCGATGACCCTGTTTACCGTACGATGCAAACAGGGTCAACAACTATTTTTATTAAAAGTTGTAGTCGTAGAATTTGCGCGGTTCGCGGGCGACACGGTGCCGACCGTAGGCCGACCAGAAGTAACCATCGGCGCGCTTATGGGCCTTGATCGCGGGGTTGCTTTCGTTTGCCACGATGAACCAACGTTGGTCCTCTTGGTTGGCGCAGTTGGCGGTGAAACCACCAGCGACGAAGTTCGGCACCCAAGCCGGATCGCGTTGCACGTCCATCTCGCGGATGACGATCTGCTTGCCTGACTTGCTGACCGACAGGATTTCGAAGGGCTGGACATCGGTGTAGCCGATGAGGTTCGCGTAGCCAGTGGGAAGTGTGCAGGTCATGGTGTGTTCCTTTGTGGTTGGGGTTGGTGGGGGCCGAAGCCCCCGTTTCTGTCTTACCAAGGGCATTCGTCTTGGGCTGCCCACGCTTCCGACTGGCGCTCCATCATCTGACCGAACGCAATGCTGCCGTCTTCGTCGTAAATCTCGCCCTCGTTCGCAAAGTAATCTTCACGCTCGACCTCATCTTCCAGCAGCAAAAGCACGGCAGCGATGGTCGCACCAGCGACAGTGTGCTTGGAGCCGTTGTAACGGATCGTACCCATCGGGCCTTCGCCTGGGAACGAGGTGATCACGCCGATGTCCGTACCATCGCACAAGACGTTGAAGATCGGGGTGAAGGGGGCAACTTCTTGGATTGTCAGGCGCATGATGATCTCCGTGGTTGGTTTCTTTGTTCCTGAACCCTGAATACATCGTACGCAACACCCCGTCAACACCTATTTTAAATAAAAAAGCCCCCACCGTTTCCGGCAGGGGCAAGGTGGGCGTTGAAGCCTAAGCAGAGAGTGCCAGCATC